GTAGTCGTCGAGTTCTTCATCTGTTAAATCACGAGTTTCATGATTTACTTCATCTAAATTAGCCCAGACACCTTTACGAGGTATGCCAGGTTTTTTAAGATCTTGTTTTATTGCCGTTAGGCATGTATTATAATATTTTAACATAGATTTAGTAGGTGTAGATGTTACAATGATATGAGTGGAATTCAATGATTGTAATTCTTCCGGATCATCTTGGAAAGCTATCCAAGGCCTTAAAGCAAAGAATCTTATACCACGAGCGTAATCTTCTACACTTACTATTTTAAGTGCTTTCTTTATTACGAGCTCATCAGTTTCTTCATCATCCCATGCTGCAACTTCACAGACTATTTCATCATTATTAGTTAATTTAAATTGCTTTACATTCTTACTCATAGTTCTACTCTGTATGTTTTATGTGTAAATTTTTCTCTACCGTAAATCCTAAGTCTTTCATCTGCGTGTAATATTCCATAATTTTTACGTGACTTCCAACTTATGTCATCTACTATATCATATAGTGTAGTAGACTTACCATCATCAGTTTTTCTCAATCCTCTTCCAATACTTTGCAAAACTCTTATCTGCGATTTAGATGGAGATGCAAATACAATATTATGAAGATTCCTAATATTTATACCAGTGCTAAAGGTGCCGAGTGATGCTACTATAACAGAATTCTTTTGTTTTTCCACTATAGCTCTTATAGCTTCTCTGTCTGTAGCTGCAGTATTACCTGATACAAAAAATATCTTGCGTCCTTCTTCTGCTTTTTCTTTTATTAATGCATGTAGAGGTTTCCCATGTTTCTCAACATAATTGTATAACACTAATGTGTTACCTTCTAAATCAAGAGTGAGGTTACGTATAAATGCATTTCTTGATTTATGTGATACTACATATTGCAATTCATCTTGGTATGTCTGTTTACCGAATGTTTTTCTTATTTCTTCTTTATGTTGTAACACTATCCTACGTATTTCTAATTTAGCAAGTGTATCATCATCTTGTAATTGTCTTGTACTCGTTACTCTGTGTATCTTACCAAACAACCCTTGTAAAACTAGTTCATGTGTTTGTGCACCATCTAATGTACCTGTTGTACCAAACCTATATTCAGCTTCAATACACTTATTCATTATAGATGACAATGACCTTGATTTAAATCCATGGCACTCATCACCAAACACCGAACCGAATCTTTCAAACCAAGCTTGAGGAAATTTATATATTGATTGCCACGTGCTTATAATAACTCTTTTACTTGTATTCTTATCTTTCCCTGAATATATTCTATGGCAATTCGCTTCTACGTTGTATCCATAAGTTTTAAAATCATTATACATCTGTTCAACTAACGAAGTAGTCGGTACAATAATCAGAATATTTTTATCTTCAAACGATGATAAAAGATAACGCATTAACACGTATATTATAAGTGACTTACCAGAACCTGTTGGAGAAAGCAGTATAGCATTCTTTCTTTGTATGCCATGACAAACCGCATCAAACTGGTAGTCTCTAATTTTAAATGGAAGCTTCAATGCTTCTACAAACTTCATCATGAAATCTGCGTTTATAGTATTACCTTCATTAGGATTTCCATATTCAGAATCATCTATTTCAAGTTCGTATTCACGTGATTCAGCAAATGCTAAAATCTGTGGAAATAACCCTGCAGGTATTTCGCCTGTAGTCTGATTGAACAACCTTATTTTTCCATCCCATATTCTATTACGGTAGGCAGGCATAAATTTATAACCAGGTACAAAGAAAGAAAAGAACTCTCTTAGTTCGGTGCTTACTGATCTATCACACATTAAGTGGATAGTTGAATGATTTAATTTCCTGACTCGAATTGTTTCCATTTGATTATGTTCGATATTGTTTGATGTCGCCATTTTAAATTGTCTATTATCTCTGTTAATGTGTCATTTACAGTTTTCCAATATTGGATTCTTTCTTCAGTCTTTTGTATTTCAGGATCACTTTCGTAATAGTAATCCATTTCACCTTTTAAAACTTTTAATCCGTCAAACGGATCTGGATTCCAACCTTTTTCTTCTAAAGTTTTTTGATCCATCTTTCCATTATAATATAACCACTTGTCTTTTAAAACTTTCTTCTGCTCAAACTCTGCGCGTTTTAATTCCAGCTTAGCGGTTGACCAATACTGTAAATATTTTGAATGTAATGCTGGGGTTTGTTTAGATGTTTCATCTAATTGTGTATTATTAATAGTGCAGTCTTCTGCCCACATGTTGTGGATCTGTTTCAAATCAATCATAATCTCTCCAATAGTATTATATATTAACTGGTTAAGTTGCCGGTGACAGAAAATGAATCTCCATCTACGAATCCACCAGTTGTTGGATCCTTATGTAGTATATCAAAATATGTAAATCTAAAAGAAGCTCCAAAGCTTATGAACGATTCGCCACCGCCTGTGGATTGAAACTGAATATCAGTTAATGCAGTTGGTATGCAATCTCTATAAACAATTCTTACTATAGGATTGTTAGAGCTGTTGAGTATTGATAATGTTATATCTGATTGTGCCGGCGGTCTTTGTGTTTTATTTCTAAATCTATCTACAGGTGTTATGTTATCTTGATCGAGTATTCTTCTCATCCAAGTATGCATTTCCCTATAAGACTTCATGTCTTCATCTAATATAATGTTAGCGAGCATTTCGTTATATGTAAGTTTGTCACCAATAAATGGAATTGCTGCTATTTTCTTATATGCGATATCAGCAGTATTCATAATCACACCAGCATGCGTAAAATCTTGCACAAAAAATTCAAGATTTGGATAATTAGCTCTATCTATTACGAGTTTAAATCCCGTAGGTTGTAGATAATTAAAGTTAGTTGTTAATGCCATAATTCTATTTATACGAAAAAAGAGGAGCCGAAGCTCCTCTCTTAACTTTTAACCATTAAGGTTTATGCACCAAGAATGTTATCAACTCTGAAACTTCTATAGTACTGGTTAGTTCTAGCTGTTGCTAGTCCATCTCTGCCAGATGAACTGCCAACAAATGGATTTGAGACCATACCATATCTGGTTTTGAAACCAATTTTTGGTTGGAATGTCTCTTCACCAACAGCTCTGACCATTGTTAATGGTACATATGGACAATAGAATACGCCGGCATCATATGGATTTGAGCCTTTATAACCTATTGTTATATAGTCTGTTGTTGAATATGGGTCAATGTAGACTCTCATTCTGCCGTTTAATACACCAGCGAATGTGTTACCTGTGTCATCTACCTGTAGGTTAGTTGACATTGCAGGTGTGTAGTCTAACATGCCGGAAGCTGCTAATGCAGATGCAACGTCAGATGAGCAGATCATAAAGTTACCTTTACCCCTACGTGTCTCTTTTGCAATTACGTTAGCTTCTCTTTCGACTTGAAGGATTAACCCTTTGAATTTTTCTACTGACCATCTACCATCAGCATCTGTCTGTACGTTGAAGATACCGTTAATAGCTGTATTTGTCTGTAGTGCTCCGATTTTAGCTTGTGAGTTAACAGTTCTGATAACTTCTCTGTTGATCTCAGCTAAGATTTCAGTTGACAAGATATTTGCCAATTCTGTCTCAGCATCTAAGCCATGAATAGCTTTAAGATCTTGAGCAAGTTCTAAACTGTATTCAGCTTTTAGAGCTCTTGATTTTGCAGTCACAGTTGCTTTCTCGATTGAGAATCCCATTTCAGCAAATGCAGAATTAGGATCTCCAGCGGTTGAACCTAAACCTTCCGCATCACCTGTTGACATTCCAGTACCTGCTAGTACGGATACTGCTGAGTCAGCAATTGAACTATCTAAGTCACCGTCTGAATGACCAGATAAACCTGATCCGTCTGCTGGTGCTGTTGTAGCAGAGTCGCCTGAGTAACCTGACTGAGCTTCATTAAATAAAGCTTCATCATTTACACTTATACCAGTTCTAGCTGTTTTGTACAATGACTTCATTGCAAAAATCAAACCAGTTGGTCCTGACATTGGTTGTACACCACAGATGTCATATGCCATTAGATTAGGCATAGCACGTCTGACTAGTGCGATTAAAACTGGATTCCAGTTTGCTGTACTTGCTGTTCCC